GATGAGGCCGACCGGGAAAGGTGGGCCTTGGAAATTGGTATTGATTCATTTTTCGAAACAGGGTGGTGGGAGTAATTTTGTAACGCTCACAAACTTGTTTAGTAGTAAGCAGATAATTATTGTTGGACATTGTTTTGACCCTTTATTTAAGTTGAGAGCTATTTATAAACGAGATGTACAGTCAATTTTAGCCAGGTCAAATCCTGTACCGTTTTTCTTAACAAAACTTATACAGTATCCCATGCATCTAGCCTCCGACTAAAAACTATCCCACGCGTCTGACATCGGGGCCAAAAAACTATCCCACGCGTCTCGATCCCGGCTAAAAACTATCCCATGCATCTGGATCCCGAACGATAACAGATCGTTTTTTCTAACGGCTATCCCACGCGTCTAGCTTCCGAGCGATAATAGGCCCAAAAACCATGTTTTTTCTAATGGCTATCCCATGCGTCTAGCCTCCGGGCCAAAATGTATGTATTTCGGGGCCTGGCGGCCGATTTCGCATGATTTCGCGGCGATCCGGTGCCCAGGCCAGGCAAACCGGGCCCGGGCGGCCGATTGATCACGCCCAGGGCATGCCAGGCCCTCCCAGGACGCGCTCAGCGCCTGCCAGGCCATACCAGGCGCCAGGGCGGCCGATAGCATGCAGGCCGGGTCAAACTGGGCGCCGCGGCGCCGATCCTGCGCGCATTGGGTAGCCTGGGAGGGTTTACAATATGACGCCTGGCGCACTGTGGGCCGATTGTAGACGTTTTTTGTGTACAGGAATGGGTAAGGCAAGGTGGAAAGTAAAAGGGCCCAGAAGGGCCCAGAACGCGCCAGGCATAAAATCCAGGCAAAAAAAGGGCGCCTCGAGGGCGCCCAGGTTTAACCGGGATCGGGATCGGGCGGCGGCCGCTCGCAAATCAGGTTCCCGAACATATCGTATTCCGAGATAGTGACATCATGCCGCCCGGCCGCGGCCTGGTCCTGCGCGTATCGTTCGGCCTCGACGCCATTCCAGATTGAAGCATGCGCCAGGTTAACCATCAGGGACCGGTTGCGCTCAATCGCCGGCAAGTCATACCAGCTGACCACGTAAGGGGGCGGTATCGCGCCATGATCTCGCAGCGCCTCATAAAGGGTGAAATAAAACGGGTCACGGCGCAGAACATAGGCAATGGCGTTTTCCACGTCGAGCAAGGTGATCTGCAGGCCATCAACCGCCAGCGACTGCAGCGCCGCCAGATGGTCCTTGATCATCAATTGAACAATCGGCGACCCGGCCGCGACCTGGGCGAGCTTGCGCTGGTATATCCGATCCGAAATGTTCTTTTTCGAGTAGGACACCCAAACCTGGGCGCCGCCCTTGATTTCGTCAATTTCCAGAATGATAAACATCAAAGCGCCTCCCATTGGCTTGCGGCGAGCTCGTCATAGATCGCCTCGCCGTTTTCGGTCAATGATGCATAGCCTTCCCAATACCGCCCAGGCTTAAAATACCGGCGGATTCGGCAAAGCCTGGCGTACTCGGGCGAACCCTGGCCAGCATGCCAGTCTGTATAGTACGCGTAATGTGCGCTGACGATGTCCCATCGATCCCAATACATCACGCCGCCCTCGTAATGATTCGGGTGTCAACGACGAATGCGCCCTCGTCGGTTTTGGCTTTGCCCTTTGCCTGCAGTCCGACAATCACGGGCCCGGCCATGACGTTAACCAGGTCGCTAGCGTCGCCATCGATGACCCGGCGCCCTAGAAATTCGGCCGGCATAGGCCCGCGGAATACTGCGCTGATTGGTACATCGGTTTTGAGGGCGGTTTTAACCTGATTTTGGTATGCCTGGGCGCCGCTATAGCTAAACATTAGTTTGTACGTTTCAGGCGTCCTGCCAAGCCGGTGCGCCAATTTTGTGTAGTCATACATAAAGAGCTCAGGGAATTCTTGCGGGATCCCGTGGCGCTCCCATGGGACATCTGAGAGCACGTTTAGGCGCGCTGCAGGCTTCACGCCCTGGCGGTCGCAAGTCTTGATAAAATTGAACAGCTCACGTCGCAATTGCGCCAAGAACGATTCGGGATCGCTGGCGAACCAATCGGCTTTGCGCTGGCGTCCATCGATTACGTTTTGCATCCGGCCGCGGCCTGCAGATTCAAGGCAAGCCTTCGCGCATTCTGCTAGCAGGCGCGCAGGACATAGTGTATCGCTGGGCATTAGAGACAAGCCGGCGACCCGGTACACACCGCCCGCGCTCTTATTGGTTTTGCCTAATTTGGTATTGCCGCCTGTTCTGTCTAATAGATTGTTGGTCATGGTTTTGTTCCTTTTTGTTTGGCTATCTCATCAGCCGGCAAGCGCCACCTTGCCAGGACCGGCCGCGGCCGGTTTCGATTTAAATTAGCTCGGGAGGTAGTGCTTCTGTAGGGCTACAAGCTAAAGGCAAGGCCAAAGAAATCCTCAGCGCGCACAATGGATACCCGGCCGTTAGGGCCTGGCGTCCCAATGTCTATTCGGTAGTCAAGATCTGAAAAGGTCGCGGCCTCCCAATTAAAACGCTCAATCGCTTGGGCGACTGCCAGGGGGCTTGATAGAGGCGCTGAGAATGACCACACCCAATCGCCGGTTAAAACGCCATCCTCGGTGCTATCTGGATTCTTTGGCGCTATTTTGTTAATTCGGTAAGAGACTACAAGGCTAATTTTTTTCATGGTTTATCCTTTGGTTTTGGTTAAAGCTTCGATGCTAGTTTTAGCAGTAAGGTTTTTTTATCAAATGCGGTCGCGATTTTTTTGTTATCGCTGGCGGTATCGATTGCCGCCCAGGTAGTGCCCAGCTTGCGGACCACGATATTTTCGGCGCCTGTTACCGCCCAGCATGCGGCGCCGCATCCTAGGCCGTTGCCGTGCCAGGATGCATTGCTCACCTTTTTGAGTATTACCGCGCTCACAATGTGCGCTCCTGCAGTGACGTATAAGCGCCAACGACGGTCAGGTCATAATGACCAGAGACTAGCGCCGCCTGGCCGCGGGCGTTAACGGACCACGAATGGGTTACATAGTCCCGGCCGTTGCTACACCGGCCGCGCCGCGATATACACCAGCCCGCGCCGCCGTACTCGCTGCTGTGAGATATCGCGACCATCTCCCAGCCTAGGCGTTCGATCTCATTCTTAACGACGAATGCATGGCGACGGTAAAGCGCGCCTATTTTATCCATCATGTAACGGCCGTTTGCGTCTTGGGTATCGATTAAGACAAGGGTATCTGACTCTTTGCGGTATGCTTTGATTGTCATGGTTTTATCCTTTTGATAATACGGTGAGCGGTATTGCCCCCCGGTTGTTTCTGATTATACGTAAACGCGACGCGATTACAACACCCCCCCAGATAGGCGCCATTGATGCCGTGCGTATCCCATGCCTTAGCTCATCCGGTCGCGTCATGGTCAGGGCCAGCCCAGGGCGCCCGATAGGGTCACCGCGTCGCCCTCCCAGGGCATGGCCTGGCGCCCTCCCATGCATCGCCCAGGCCGAACTATTCGCCGCCCAGGGCATCGCCCAGGCCTGGCCCAGGGTCACCGCTGCGGGCCCGATTTGCTCGCGAGCTCAAACGCTCACAGGATCCCAGGACGCCACGCCGCCCGCATGCCATGCCATCGCCCAGGATGGCGCCCAGGATCGCCCAGGACGCGCCCAGGTGAGCCCAGGCGGCCGATAATCGCGCCCATGCATACCACGCATACCAGGCGCCCAGGCCTGGCCCGGCCCGGGTCCGAGGATTTGGTTGGTGAGCACTCACTTTCATCGCCCAGGCACCCATCGAGGCCCCGAATCTAAAGGGCTGCCAGGTAAGTGAGCACTTACTATCGCGGAAAGGTACTATGGGCCTAGGGGCTTACGGGTATCGCAGGACCTCGCACTTTCTCTAGCGTAAGCAATTATCAGGACCAGTTTTCGGCAGGCATGCAAAGTGAGAAATATTCATATAAGATGCGATAAACATGACTATTAGTTATAAGGAGGCGGCATGGCGGGCACAGGAGGGGTGCTGATAGGTAGCTCTTACGACGAGGCGAGAACCAGGAAGATTTCTGCGGAAGCTGAGATCGCAGAATTGGAGCTAGCTAAGGTTAAGGGTATATTAGTTCTCGCGGATGATGTTGTTGACGCATGGAAAGATGTGTTAAATGCCTTACGAGGTAAGTTATTATCGCTGCCGACTAAAGCGGCGCCAATGTTAGCGGTAGAAACAGAACCGCCGGCGTGTCAGGAGATCTGTGAGCAACTAATCAACGAAGCCTTAGAAGAACTGAGTAACTATGATCCATTATTTGACCCAACATCAACGAAAAGAACTGAAGGTCCATCTGCGGAAGGCGATGACGAGCCTAAAGCCCCCGCCAAAAAGAAGTCTAAGCGAGTGGGCAGACCTAGAAAGGCGACTGGACTCGCAAACAAGTAGTCAGCCTGGTCGCTGGAAGTCTCAGTCATATCAAAAGGGCATTATGGATTCGTATAGTGATCCGCATGTCAAAGAGATAGTGGTCATGGCGGGAGCTCAGTTAGGTAAGAGCGAGATCTTGCTCAACATAATCGGCATGCACATGCACCTAGATCCGTGCCCTCTTCTAATGCTACAGCCAACAGTGGAAATGGCTCAGAGCTTCTCTAAGGACAGGATTGCTAACGGGCTTCTCCGGTCTACACCTTGCTTGCAGGGTAAGTTCAAGGAGGCCAGATCCAGGGATGCTAATAACACTACTATGCATAAGGTGTTTAGCGGCGGTGGTTCGTTAAGCCTAACTGGTGCCAATTCTGCAGCAGGGCTCGCCTCGAGGCCGATCAGGGTTGTGTTGGCAGATGAGGTCGATAGAATGCCTACATCCGCAGGATCAGAAGGTAATCCTATTCAGCTAGCACGAAAGAGAACTGCGACATTCTTCAATCGCAAGATAGTCAGCGTATCTACGCCAACGAACAAGAATGCATCTGCCATCGAGGACGCGTATGACGCTAGCGATCAAAGACGCTTTTATGTACCTTGTAAACACTGTAACGAAAGCCAGACGATCAAGTGGTCGCATGTACGATGGTTCGACAACGATCCTATGACAGCGGCATATTGTTGCGACAGTTGCGGTGCTATGTGGAACGATGGCGAGCGGCGCTGGTCTATCGCTAGGGGCGAGTGGAAAGCTAACGAAGAGTTCAAGGGCATTGCTGGATTTCACATTAGCGGCTTGTACTCACCCTGGGCCAGCCTTAGCGATATGGTTAAAGAGTTCCTGTCTGTCAAGAAGAACCCTGAGCAGCTGAAAGTATTTGTTAATACGGTTCTTGCTGAGACCTATGAGGAAGAAGGCGAGAAGGTCGATGACCACGAACTTGCAGAGCGAAGAGAGCCTATGGCTATGGTGCCGGCTACTGTAGCGTTTGCTACATGCGGTGTCGATGTGCAGGACGACAGACTTGAGGTTACTACGATATTTTGGGCAAAGGACGATGAGTGCTACGTCTACTCGCATGACGTAATCCGAGGCGACCCAAGCACTCC